TTATTGGGCTGGAACCGCCACTTCGACGCGGCGCGGACGTTCACCATTGCGACCGGGTATCAGCACGACGATAACGCACATGGCCCTGCCATTCTGCATGGTCGGGGTAGCCTTGGCGAGCTGACCGCCCTGCTGGGCGGCCACCTGTTCGCCAACCGCCGTGCAATCCCCGGCAGTGGCGATCAGAAGGTTGGGCTTCTGCGGCGCAGCCATCGGCAAGGCACCGGCATTGACCGGCAACAGGCCGACACTAACCGCCAGCAGCGCGAAAACTTTGAGAGCAGGGTTCTGTTTCATCATGCCGCCTCATATAGCACCCGAGAGCTGAACGATGCATGAACAACAGTTTCTTCTCCCGGGCCTAAAGGAAATTTTTCAAATTTGACGTTAGGCTGTAGTGACGAGGTTTATGCCGGACAAGTATCAAACGTCAAATTCAATCCACCAGGTTCATAAAATTATAAAATGCGGGATGTGGCGCCAATGCGGCCAATTACCGTAACGATACCCGCAATGGCCGTGGCCAGTTGCAGCAGAACATCCGTCATATTGCCCTGATCGATCATATCCGTCGCCACGCCGAACAGGCCCGCCACCGAAAGGAACAGTGCAACCAGCCCTGCCCAGACCGTGCGCGAAAGATACCATGATTTATTGGCTGTCATATTGTTTTCTCCGATTTTTTTAGAGCACGATGACGTCAGGCCGCCATCCACTCCAAGTCCTTGTTTAAGCGTGATCTTGTTGCGAAAGCCGCTGATACTTTTCAAGATCGCGCCCTGATTTGCCCGAAGGGTTCGGGTCGACATCCAGAGCCGCAAAATCGCCGGGCCCTGTTTTTGCCCCGATCATCGCCACGCAAAACCGAAATGCATCGTCGCCCAGTTCCGCCCGGCGCTCCGCAAAACCGTAATTCCAGGCGGGCGCCGACACCTGTTCGCTCCGAACCAGAGTGTCGTCCCGCCAGATCTCCACGCGATACGCCTCCCGGTCCTCACCAAGCGGTATATCCTCGCCGAGCCAGCTATCGGCATCGATCCGCCCGCGCCTGATCCATGTAAAGCTCATGTCACCATCGAGGGATCGCATGACACCGAGATGCACCGGATTGAGCGGGCGAAGCGCACGCAAGCCGCCGCTCTGGCGCACCGTTTCAAAGAATTCATCCGAAAACGCCTTGCCCGCAGCGCCCACGCGCCAGCCAAGCTCCAGTCCAAGTTCGGATGCTTGCAGGCCGGCACTCACAACCCCGCTATCCAGCAGGATGAATGGCGTTTCAACCGGCTTGTCATCCAAAGCCGCCGCCTCCGTTCCCAACTGGCCGCGCAGCAGCCTGCCAAGCCGCCAGCGGTTGAGCCCTACTTCCTCCGCATCAAGAAACTGGAAGATTTCCCATTGGCCATCCGGTGATCTGAGCAGGCCGGTATTGGCTCCATTCAGAACCTGCACCAATGGCCGCGACTGCAATTCGCCGGAATAGAGCACCACTTCCACGAATTGCCCCTCGATCAGCCGCCCGCTGGGCCCGCCTGCGAGCGAAGCCGTCAACTCGCCCATGATGGCCCGTTCGCCAATAAGCGCACGTTCCGCAAATCCGTCATTCGACGGCGAGGCATAGACTGCAACGCCGCGCCAGGGCTTGGCATGGCAGGCGATGCGGAACTGCGCCGCCGGGTCTTCAGCTCCCGGCCATAGTGGCAGATCGACGAAATGAAAGACCGGCTTCATATCCAGTGCCGGGCCGCCTGGCGGGCGTGGCGGTGTTTCCCCCTTGTCAGCGAACACAAGGTTTGGCGCGAGCGCGGCAGCCGTGACGGTACGCGTTGCACCGTCTTCCAGTGACGTCACAACATAATCGCGCTGCCCGTCCAGCACACCGAGGCGAACCCTGTCCCCCACATGCAATGCTGCATTGGACCATGGCAGTGAAAAGCTTGCCGTGCGCCGCTCGGCATGGCGGCGGGCCATCCATGCTCCAGCAAGCGCCGTCGCCTGACCGTTTTCCATCGAACCGGAAAGGCTGAGGCTTTCCGTGCCCTGCCCCACCTCGCGGCGCGCCGACGCCCCGACGATCTGAAAATCGCGCAGCGGGTCATTGCAGTACAATTCAGCGGTGGAGGGCAGATCACCCTGATCCTCGACCACCATCGTCAGCGCCTCGCCTTCCTCGGGTTGTGCAAACTCACCAAGTTCCAGCGCCGCTTCGGCACGGGTGATATTCCTGAAAACAAACTGCCCGGCCCGCTCATAGCCATGCACTCCAAACACATTCAGAAGCGGCTCCAAAACACCGCGCGCGCTTGATGGTTCTGACACTATGAAACCGGAAAGATGTCCTTCCACACCGATGCAATCTGCTTCGGGAAGGCCGAAATCCCTGAGGATCGCCGCGATCAACTCATCCAGAGCAATGCCGCTGATGCGCCCGTTAAGCCAATGGCCAAGCCGCCAGTTGGCCGTATCGCCCCATATATCCTGCCCCAGTGGAAATTCCGGGAAAGGCCGGGTATCCCACGCCCAGAGATAAATGCGCTCCATATCGAGCATCGGCCCGCCATAGACCGGCGAGAGGGGGTTTTCGCCCTGCCAATGCCGGTAATGGGCACGCAGAAAGCGATCCATTGCGGCATCGGACCGCGACCCGTTGGAAAAATAGGGGGCGGCATTTTCCGAGGATTTCGGATCGGGAAAGACATTGGGCTGGTTCGGCCCCTTGTCTACCGCCGGGCAGCCAAGCTCGGTAAACCAGAGGGGCTTGGATTGCGGCACCCATGCGGTCGGCGCAGCCACCTCCACACCATCGATGCGGTTATAATGCCTGTTGCTCCACCAGCCATGGAGATCCTTGTAGCGATAAACCCAGGGTTTGGCCGCAAGCCCATCGGTGATTGGTGTGCGCCTGCGGGCCAGCCGATCCTCGGCACTGGCATAATACCAGTCGTAACCCTCGCCGGAATTGACGCTGCGGCTTAGACCTGCGAGATCGTAAGGCGTTTTGAACCCATCAGGATTGCCTTCCGAAAAATCGCTGTCGCGCCAGTCGGCCAGCGGCATGTAATTGTCTATGCCGATGGCGTCGATGGCCGGATGCGCCCAAAGCGGATCGAGATTGAAAAAGAGATCGCCTGTTCCATCCGGCGCCTGATAGCCGAAATATTCCGACCAGTCCGCACCATAGGTAATCCGGCAGCCAGTGCCAAGCTTGCTGCGCATTTCAGCGGCGAGCGCGCAAAGATGCGAAACGAAGGGGAAGCTGTCGCGCCCGTCACGAATGCTGGTGAGCCCGCGTAACTCCGACCCGATCAGGAAAGCATCGACCCCACCGGCCCGTAGCGCCAGATCGGCGCAATGGTTGAGAAAGCGGCGATAGCCCCATTCCCCATTCACGAAGGCTGCGGCCTGTTCACCGGCCGCAGGCGTCCCGTCTGGCGAGCCTTCCTGCCCGATTGCCGGATGGCAGGTGATGCGTCCGCGCCATGGATAGGCAGGCTGGCCAATGCCGCCATAGGGCGAGGGAAGCTGATTTTCCTCCGGCACATCCATCATGATGAAGGGATAAAGCGTCACGCCAAGGCACGCGCCTTTGCATCACGAATAGCGGCGATCACGCTCGCATCCGAAGGCGTGCCGCCATAAGCGGCACCCTCCCCGCTCATGGAGATCAGGTGTGCTGCACCGCGCGAGACGTTCTCCACCTTCCATATCGTGCTCGGCTTGCGGACAGAGAGGCTCGTAACACCGGGGCGGATACGGCATTGCCCGGCCCGCAGGTCATCCCCGAACCAGGGCAGCACAATGGCCACATGGCGCAGGCCGGGGCATAGCGCCTGCAACTCATCCAGCGCCGCCGTCCAGTCGCTGCGGGCGCGAATTGCGTTCCGGTTGATCCATCGTTTTTCACCGGGCACGGGTTCGTCGCTGACCGTATCGGGCGAAAGGCCGAATTCGGTAGAACCGGGGATGAGCGCCACGGCGCGCATGTTCCGTGCCACCTCGCCCACCGGGCGCATGACCTCGAACTGGAACTGCGGCAGGCGGTTGCCGAACGTGTCGAGCGGGATGCGCTCGAAAACCACATAGGCCGTGCCGCGATAGGCGGGCGCATTGCCGGTTCCCTGCTTCGCCTCGATCAGCGGATCGGGGTTCTGCGTGGACGTGCCGCAATAGACCCGCATATCGATCTCGGTCAGATCAAGCTCCTGCCCGTCCGCCCAGACGCGGCGAATGCCAGCAATCTCGCCTTCCGCCACAGCATAGGCCGCATTGCCGAAATAGCTGTAATTGGTGACTTTGGGGCCACCCTTGCCGCCCTGACGGGTGGTGGTTTTGCGCTCTTCAAAGCGTGTCGCCCAGATCAATGTACCAGAAACCCGCGCCGTACCATAAATGAAGGGAAGTGCGCCACCTTCTTCCGCCGTCGCCACGCGCCCGCCATTCAGCCGCGCGCCTTCGATATGACGGGTGGAATTGAGAAGCGCGTTATCGACGGCATAGCCGCCCATTGCACCAAGGCCGGCGCCAATGGCGGCCCCCACCGGCCCGAATATGCCGCCAACAGCAGCGCCCACGGCCTGCAAAACGACTGTTGCCATAAATCAGACCTTTGGTTCAGGAAAAAGAAAAATGCCTGCCATGCGCCTGCGCCATTGCGGCACCAGCGCCGAGGCCAGCACGCCATGGCCCTGATAGGCATGGATGAAGCGGCCCTCGCGCGCCATGATCCCCATATGCTTGGCCGCAAAGCCCGGCTTCCAGCGAAACACCAGAAGATCACCCGGCTGCGGCGCGTGCTTCTCACGCCGCGCCATATACCGCGCCGCCGCCTCCAGCATGGGGTCGCCCTGCGAAACCTCCGCCCAGTCGGGCGCGTAGACGCCCGGATTTTCCGGCTCCACGCCGTAAAGCGCCCGCCAGATGCCACGCACCAGCCCCAGACAGTCGCAACTCACGCCAAGCGTGGAAGCGCCGTGCCGATAAGGCGTCCCGATCCACCGGTGCGCCTCGGCAAGAACCCGTTCGGCAATCATCATGGAACGAGAACGCCCCCATCGTAATCATTCGTGCTGTTGACATAGGCATAGGCGGCATCATTGCCGGGCAGATGCGGAAAGCCGCGAAAATTGACGCCGTTGGCGAATTTCGCCTTGCAGGTGGCGAAGCTCTTGTCGCACCCGCAGACAAGCCGGAAAGCATCACCCGCAGCCACCGGCAAGATCATCGGCTCTCCAAGCTGCAGGCTTGCCCCCGCATGGCCGACAACACGGACCGCCCGTCCCCGATTGGCCCCGCTGGTCCATGCAAGACGGCCTTCGGAAAACCAACCCGCCGCAAAGCCGTCAAGGCCCGCCACATCGAGCCGCGTATCCCATACCAATCGTCAGGGGCAGCTATCAGGCGGGTTCCGTCACGGCGCGATAGCGCATCGTGCCCAGATAGCTGCCAAGACCGTCTGTATTGCGAGCCACAACTTCGGTCAGCATCAGGTTGACGAGCCTGTGCCCCTCGATCTCGACCGGCTTTTCATCAAGCCGCATTGCAATCTTCGCTGCGATATCGAGCACCCGCTTGCGTCCGCTTTCCCTGGCCCATATCTGAATGTTGAGAAAGTGTTCGCCGCCCTCTTCACTGGCCGTACTCCAGTTGCGGCACATGGTTTCGCCAAGCGTTACATAGGGAAACGGTGTGCGCGCCGGCACATGGTCGTAGACCCGCTCTCCACCAAGGGTTTCAATCAGTTCACCGTCATTCTTCAGAGCCTCAAACAGGGCTTTCTGGAGTGCTGCCGCGCCAGTCTTCATGCTTGCCCCCGCTTGCATCCTTGACATTCCGATTTTGTTCAATGGCAATCGCCTCACCCGCTGCCAGCGCCTTCCAGCGCAGGGCGCGAACGAGGCTGTCAAAAGTCAGTGTCATGGCAATATTCATCGCCCCTCCTCCCGTGCCAGACAGATGAGATAACGCCCGCTTTCATCCGGATCGTGCACCGAGCGGAGTGCAAAAATGCGCCCCGCCTTGCGCAAACGCTTATCGGTCGAGATGTCCTCACGAAAACGCATGAGAATGCGATGCGTCACTTCCGGCTGCGGCCTTGCGCCGAAATCTTTCTGCGTGGTTGAAACCGGCTCGATCCGCCCCCAGACCATGGCAATTTCCGACCATGTTTCCGCATAACCGCCCATTCCATCCGGCAGAGGCTGCATCGCTTCCAGCGCCAACTCGGAAGTGAGCTGGCCCGGATCGATGAAAAGAACGTTGTTCATAGGGAAATCCGCCGCCAGCTATCGACCATCTGGTTCACGATGGGCGGAAAAGATCGCTGAACGGCATCGGCGTTCACGCCTGCGCGCGATTCGTAAAGATGGGCGGCCAGGGTAAGGATTGCCTGTTTCAGTGTATCAGGCACTTCAACGCCGCTCTCACCGAAGCCTGCAATGAAATCCACTTCAATACCGCAGAATGTGGAGGCATCGGGATATTGCGCCATGTAAAGACGCTGCGGGCGCCTGTCATGATGCAGCGCAAATTCATCCGGCAAAAAGCTGATCGCCGTCCCATCCGGCCGATAGGCAACAACGCCCGTCACCGCCTTGATCGGATATTTGAACAGCGCCAGACGGCCCGAACGCGGCCAGCGATCAACACGCAGACGCCAGGTCTGGTCAATAAGCGCCAGCCCCGTTTCGGCTTCCACCAACTCGCGCGCGGTGGTGATGAGGCGGCCAAGGATATCATCCTCACTCTCGGTAGAAATTCGCAAGAACGCGCGTGCGTCGGCAATCGTCACCGGCTCGAGCGCCGGTGGCGTCACAAGAAACATCGTCATGGCTTTCCCCTAGATGATAACTTTCAAATCAGTCAGTTACGCATGGAACCCCACAAAAAGATTCACCCTCTTTCGAGCGTGTTACTAGCTGCCAAAAACCGCAGGAGGGGGTTGAAAGGACCTGAGAAAAATGACAGCAAAACCGCTGTCACAGTTGGATGTCTTCAGGCAGCAAATTTCAGAAGCTTGATGGCCTCGAAATCCTGTACGCCGCCGCCCACCCGTTTGGTGGTGTAAAAAAGCACATAGGGCTTGGCGGAATAAGGATCGCGCAGCACGCGGACGCCGATGCGGTCCACCACCAGATAACCGCGCCCAAAGTCGCCAAAGGCGATGGCCGCGGCATCTGCTGCGATATCCGGCATATGTTCGGCTTCCACCAGTCCAAATCCCATGAGCGAAGCCTTTTCGCCAATGGCGGCAGGCGGCTGCCAGAGATAATTGCCGTCCTTGTCTTTCAGCTTGCGCAGTACGCTCTGCGTCTTGCGGTTCATGACAAAATTGGCGTTCTGGCGATAACCCGCCTTCAGCGTATAGATCAGCTCGATCAGTTTGTCGGATGGATCTTCCGGTGGCAGCGCACCCGCCACGCCCGTTGCGACATGGCCGATATTGCCCCATGCCCATGCATCATCGGCAACGGTCTCATAGCTCAGGAAACCACGCGGCTTGTTGACACCATCGCCGCTGACAAAGGCTGCCCCTTCCTGCTCGGCAAAGGCGGCTTCCACTTCCTCGGCAATCCACTGCTCTACATTGACCGCGCTGTCGTCGAGCAGCGAAGAGGTCGCGGCAGGCATGGCATAGATTTCCATGGTCGGGAATTGCAGTTCGGCCAGCTTCGCAGAAGCCGTCTGCGGGCGCGCATCCGTTTCGCCAACCCATCCCGTCGCCGGGCCGCTGATGGAGAACGGCTTTTTCAAAACCGCGCCCGAAACCTGACGCACGCCGGAAATGCCGCGTATCGGCGACAGAACGGCAAGCCTGCGGCCGATTTCAGTTTCCAGTTCAGCCGGAACCAGATAACCGCCATCCGGGCCCGATGCATAGGAATGCGCCTTCTGCTCAATGCCGCGCAAAGCCTGCTCGTCGCCACGGCACACATAGCCGTCAAAAGCCTGCTTGTGCTCGACATCGCCCATCGGCGCATTCTGGCCAAGCGGCGGGCGGGCACGCTTCAGCACGAACTGGTCGAGCGCCGCCTTCTGTTCGTCCAGCGCGCGGTTGATGCGGTCCACCTTCTCGCGCAGCAGCACGTCGGTATCAGCATGTTTCTCAACCTTTTTCAACCGTTCGTCATTGGCTTCGCGAAAGGCGCTGAAAGCCGTCATGAACTCGTCGAAAGCTTCGGCGACATCGCCGTCAGAGCCTGCATTGGGGGCAAGCGCCTTCGTTTCCACGCTCTTGGTTTCGAGCGCGCGAATAGAGGAATGTTCCATGTTGTTCCTAAAGTTGCGATTTCAGATCATTGTTCTGGTGGCCCGGCGCATACGCCCTGCGAGGCCCGCTTCGTCCTGCCCGATGGCTTCCCGCCCATTCAGGCTTGCGCCGAGCGCCGCATAGCCTTTGGCTATCACGGTTTTCGCCGCTGCACGGCTCAGCCCCGCATCCCGCGTGAGCCAGCGTTCAAACTCTCTTATCGTCGGCAAACCCGCCTTGATGCCCGTCACGCGTGCCTGCGGCAGCATGGGGAAGGTTACGACCGAGATTTCCCAGAGGTCCGCTTGCGTGATATGGCGCAGGCCCGTGCGTGCATCCTTGCGCGCCCTGACGGTGCGAAAGCCGATGGAAAGCCCGTCCAGCCCGCCGGAACGCATTAGTTCCAGCGCCTCGCGCGCCCGCGCAACCCCCTTGGCAAGCCGGCCTTCAACATAAAGCCCGCGCGCATCCTCGCGTATCTGCGTCCAGACACCGATCGGTTCAGCCGCATCATGTTGCCACAACATGCGCACGCCGGATGCACCGCGCTCCTTGAGCGCACGGGCAAAAGCGCCCTGCTCAATCACGTCATTGCCCAGGTCTGGCAGACCGAAGACGCTCGCATAGCCGGAAAAACTGCCGTCAATCTCGACTTCTTCAACGGCAAGCGCAGCGCGCTTCATATCGAGCTTCAGATCAAATCTCGCCATGCATGTTCCTTTCGGCAGGCAAAACGCCCGGCAGGGGCGCCTGTTTCAGCCGCTCGGTAAAACGCCTGAAAACCCCAAGCGCCGACCAGGCGGCAAGGCTTGCGGCAGCAGACCCCATCAGCATCAGTTCCGCGCGGCCAAGCGCGTCACCAAGCGCCAAAGTTTCAGCGATCTTCACACCCGCCGCACCACCGAAAACCATGCCGCAGATGATGCCGACCGCAAAGCGTATCGCTGCTTCCCGCTTGCCATGCGGCAGCATATAGGCCAGCGAAACCGCCGAACCTGCGACCGCGCCAGCAATCTTCGCGAACCACAGCCATGCGGTATCGGAAGCCAGAACCGCGTCGTTCCAATTATTCACGACACCCTCCTTCCCACGCGCGGCTGATAGCCAACCGCATCGCGCTTTTCATCGTCGGTGAGGAAAGAAGCTTCCGACACCCGCCGCCAAAGCGATTCCCGTTCCGCCGAAAGGCCCTCGATCCTGTCGATATCATGTTCAAGCCGCAGGCCGCCGCCAAAGAGCGGCCCCAGCCAATTGCCGAAAGCCTTGGCCGTACGCCCGATCAATGGCAGCACAGTCAGCCGGTAGAAAGCGCGGTTGGGTGAGAAGGTCGAGAAGAGGATGCGCCTCATGTTCCGTCGCCCCCTCATAAAGCAGCCACGGAATGGTGCTTGCCGCTTCGGCAATCAGGCGCACGCAACGATGCGCCACCGGATTACGCATAAAGCCCTCACGGGCAAGCGTCGAATAATCACGCGCGATCCAGGATGCATTCCGCTCCATATGCAGCGCCACGAAACCGTTCGCCATTTTGGTCTGGGATACTGCATTTGCCCGCGTGGGCAGGTTCGCGGCGCTTTTGCGCCACGGCCAATTCCAAGCCATAGGATGGCCTCTCCATGAATAATGATGATCTTCAGCCGAAACGGCGGATACGGGGTTTGTGGTCCGCACCGAGCATGAGTTCGCCCAAAGCCCAGACCAGCGCGTCAAGACGATCGGGCGAGCGCCCGCTGGAAAGCCCCTCGGGCGCGAAATCGCACATCTCGTCCTCCAGTGCTGGAAAGCGCCCGGCATGGCGCACCCGCCCCTGCTCGTAAAGGGCAGCCACAGGTTCGGCACGCAGCCACTTGCCGCGCGAGGCGCGCCGTTTCAAAACCGGCACGGAAGGATCTTCCGCCGCCAGAACCGCAGCCACCATTTCCCCGCCCTGATTGACCTCGGCCACAATCGCATCCGCTTCATGCGTATGGTAGAGCGCAATGGCGCGGCGCGCCCACTGGTGCGGCTTGGCCATGGTCATGCTCTCATCGGCAAGCACATGGCCGACCCCTTCCGCGTCAATTCCGGCCACAACGATGCCGCAGGCATCCGACGCCTTGCCCGACGAGGCAGGCGGATCGACCGCCACGACGATGCGCGCCAGCGGCGGCGGATTTTCCTCGAAACATTGCTCGATCCGGTCCCGCGACCAGAGCGCGCCCGGGCGCTCCTCCACCAATTCCCCGTCCAGTTCCTGCCGTCCAAGGCGTGTTCCCGCATAGCGGCGCGCAATCGTCTGCATGAAACCTTCCGCAAGATTGCCGGCATTTTCCGCTGTGCGCATATGCGTCATGGAAACAGTCCTGTCCGTCAAAAGCGCCTTGAGAAGCGGCACCGCGCGCGGGGTCGTCGTCACCACCTGACGCGGATTGTCGCCAAGCCGCAGACCGAATTGCAACATGTCCCACGTCTCCTGCGGGTTTTTCCATTTGGCCAGTTCATCATACCAGGCCGCGTCGAACTGGGGACCGCGCAGGCTGTCGGGGTCTTCCGAGGAAAAAAGCGTGGCCACCGCACCATTATCCCAGATGAGACGGCGGCGGGACGCCTCGTAGCGGGGTCGGACCAGTCGCGAAACCGAAAGAATGCCGGATGGCCCATCCACCATCACCTCACGAGCGTCGTTGAAAGTCTCGCCCACCAGCGCAATATGTCCGCTCGGCTTGCCCGCGAAAGGCGGCAGCCCCAGCGCCATGCCTGAAACCCATTCCGCGCCCGCCCGCGTCTTGCCCGAACCGCGCCCGCCCATGATAAGCCAGACGCGCCAGTCGCCATCGGGCGGCAATTGCGCATCACGCGCCCGGATCAGCCATTCGTCTTGCGCTGCCAATATCTGCCGAAACGCCAGGCCCACCGCCCAGGATTTCCCGCGCGCGCTTTTCTGCAAGTTCTTCGATTCTCCTGTCTATCCGGGCCAGAGCCTGCCGGACCTCCTTTATGTCGGGCGTTGCAATCTCCCGTCCCGTCTCTGTGGTTGTACTTTCTGCGGTCAGTTCATCCACCGTCTTTACCGCTTTTGCCAGCGCCATCAAGGCTTCGGCCTTGCTCTTGTCGGGAAGCTGTTCCCCATCGAGCAATCGTTGCAATTCCGCTTGCAGCCGCTCGAAAGCGCCCTCAATCGGGCGCTGCGGCGCCTTTGCCTCGCTGCCGGTGCATTTCAGCCGCCGCAACCACAGGTCATACCTTTCTTCCGAAAGGCCCAGAATTTTTGCGAGGTCTTCAGCCGCAATGCCGTGCCTCACCTGTAGCTGGTGCGCCAGGCGGATGCGTTCGTGCCGCTGCGCCAGCCCCTTCCCGGTTTTCAA